GTCTTTCGGACGCACATTGCATTCGAGGTATTCTTCACGGCTGGCTTCATATGCATCAATAAGGTATTTGTACTTGGCAGCGGCCACAAGGCGGCTCTCCGCCACAGTGATGGAACCGTTCGACCATCCGGAGGCCGGCAGCACCAGATCGAAATGGATGCCGAGCACATCGCCCGTACCCGTTCCGTTCAGACCGTTGTAGACGGCGATGTTGTACTTGCTTCCGTCTGTCATCGTAACGGTGTAAATATCAGTCGAGCCGGGCGTATGATTGCCCTGCGTCAACTGAATGCTCTGGATACCGTTGCCAGTCGGGCCTGTCAGCTCGCAACTGATGTTGGTGTTCACATAGGCGCCCTTCTCAGCGTCCCAGATCCACCAGGTACCGTTCTCCGGCTTAGGCGGCTTGCCGCTGTACTGCTGTGCGGTCGCGGCGCTCTCTGCGGCGGACTCCTTGTAAGTCTTGGCATTTGCCTCAGAGTTCTCGGCGGACTCCCGCGCGTTCTCGGCGGCCGTTTTAGCGGTCTGCGCCTTGTCACGGGCGTCCACAGCAGCCGTTTTAGCGGCTTCGGCGTCCGTCTTCGATGCAGCAGCGGCATCTTCCGATGCTTTTGCTCCATTTTGACTGTTCACCGCCGCATCTCTTGCAGCTTCCGCAGCAGCACGGGCCTCTTCCGCAGCGTTGCGGTCAGCAGTAGCCTGTGCGCCCAGCGTCTCAGCCTCCGAGCGGATGGTTCTCACGCGCTCCTCGGCGGCCTTGACCTCTCCCTCGGCAAGCGTCGCCGCTGTCTTGGCGTCCGTGGCCTCCTGTGCCTTCTGCTTGGCGATCTCTTCCGAGTTCTTCGCCTCTGTCTCAGATGCCTTAGCACCGGCGGCAGCTTCTTTCGCGTCTGCGGCCTGCTTGTTGACATTTTCCTCAGAGGTCTTGATGCTTCCCTCGGAGAGTGCAGCCGCCGCAGCGGATTCGGAGGCGCTTGTCGCCTTTTTCTCGGCATCTTCGGCGGACTTCTTGGCAGCCGCGGCATTTGCCTGTGCGGAATCCTTGGCGGTGGAGGCAAACTCCATCGCACTGCTGGACTCCGTGTTCATCGCCGCCAGAGCATCATGGATGGAGCCGCGAACCTCTTCGCCATAAATGGCGCTGAGGATTTTTTTCAGAAAGCTGCTGATATCAGCCATCTAAATCACTCCTTCCTTAGTCCTCCAGCATCCAGTCGAGCAGCAGGATCTCCTCGCCGCTCAGACAGCCGATCGTATCTTCATACTTGGCGGTCATCAGCTCGACCTCATGCTCCATCTCGTTGAACGGGGCAAGCTCGTCGCAGAAGGCCTTAAAATTAGGAGAGCCCACCTTGATGGAAATGGTTCCGGTCTCGTTGCCACTTTCATCCTTGTCAGGCTCTCCGTATTTGTTGATGAGGTCGTGTTTGAATGCTTCATACTCGGTCAAAGCAGTAGAAAGCATCCGGAAGTTCCTCGCGGCGATATAGCCGATCTTGTTGCGGAGCTGAAGAAGCGGCCGCAGGTTCTGGACCATCACGACCATTTCTGAATTTTTAAGCTGTTTCTTCAACATTATCCCTCCTTTTGCTGAAGCAGTTCTTCGACCATTTGATAGAGTTTCTGGATCATGTGCGTATTGAGCGCGATAAGTTCTCCGTATCGGATGCTGTAACGATAGTCTGTGATGCCATCCGAAAGGATCTCTTTGACAGGGTCTTTAACAAGCGCCGCAAGTTGATCCGATGTCAGTCCGGTGTCAAGCATTGCCTGTTCTACATCCTGCGCGATGAAGCCGAAATGTTTCCGCCCGGAAGTACCTTTGTTGTACTTGAAGGTGGACGGCTTCAGCGCCAGGAAGAACGCCTCATAAGAGGCAAGGTCATAGTCGATGCTGTTCTTGATCCTTAAGTCGGAACCGTAACTTGGCTCTTCACTCATGGTGATGCCGCCGGAAACGACAAGGTCTGCTCCGGTTCCGGAGATACGGGCGCCGGCATTGGTAACGATAATATAAGGCTCCCAACCAGGACCGTTAGAACCATACATCATCGCGCCATAAGTCGTATGCTGACCGTCAGAGCCATGCCCTTTGCAGAATCCACCATAATCACACGATAGGTCGATATAATCGGCATTGATGGTGCCGGAGCGAATATAATCAGCATTGATGTAAAGCCGTCCGCTGTACGAGTCGCTGAAGATACCGAACTTCGTACCACCGGAGGTGAGCACATCAAATACATTCTGGTCAGTGCACCGATCCTGATAGGCCTTGTTTGCTCTCGACCATGCAGCAGAAGCCTCATCGTAAGCGTCGTCTGCCGCGCTCTTTGCAGTGGCCGCGTTTGCATTCGCCGTGCTTGCCAGCGAGTAGGCGGGGTTGGAGGTGAGGTTCTGGTTCGTCACGGACGCCCAGTTGATCGTGCTTCCGGCGGACAGCGTCACCTTACCGTCTATGGTAACGGAACCGCTGGAATCAACAGCAAAGGTCGTGCGGACGCCGTTGGTAACAGTAAGTCCGTAGACGCTCAGGTATTTGGACTTGAATCGCTCATCGTCCATCATGCTGTTGCCCGCTCTGTCAAGGAAGTCAGAAGCCTGAACCACCCCTTTGAAGTTTCCGTCCACACCGACCAGCGTGCCGCTAAAGGTGCCTTTCGCCGCAGCCAGAGTGCCCGCAAAGGTGCCTCGGCGTGCGGTCAGGTTGCCTTCCTCGTCAACAGTGAAGTTTCCGCCTCCAATGTCGATGGAGCCTTTCTTCATCGTCAGCTTGCCGCTCTCGAAGTCAAGCGAGAAGTTTCCGCCATAATCTTTCAGCGTACCGGCACGGATCACATCGGCATTGAGAACACCGGTCGTGATATAGTCTGCCACAATAGAACCATCCATTGTAATGGCAAGCCCAAAGGTCTTTCCGTAATCCTTTGAGTAGCCAAGACCGTTCATGTTCCATTTCCAGAGCTTGTCGGCTTTGGTATAGTCGCGGATATTGGAAATATAAAGCGTGTCAGAACCGTATTCGTCCCGTGTGATCGTGATGTAGCCGGTCGTGGCTGCTGTCATGATCTGTGTGGCGTTTTCTTTTGCCTCTTTCAGGATGTTGTGCGCCTTTGGGAGACCCTCGATTTTCTCAAGGATAGCGGCGCTGATCTGGTTGTTCACACTGGTAAGACTGGTCTGCACCGTGTCGCCAAGCGTAAACTTGGTATTCTCCGGGCTGTCCAGAGGGATCTCAAGCTTCGTGACAGGAAATACACGGTCAAGCCCATGCGGCCGCGAGATCACGCGGATCTCGTCCAGCAGCTTCACTGCCTCCACATTCGCGTTGAGATAATGGAGGTCAAGGGCACTCACTTCCAGTTCCATATTGTCGAACTGCAAGTCGGCAAGATATGCCTTCGCCTTTTCCAGCAGCGCTTCAGGATCAGAAACGCTGTCCCATGTCACTGTTTTCTCGATCCAGCCATAGGTTTTTACAGCCTCGGAGGACTGGACATAAAGGCTGCCCTCATTCACGCTCTCCACGGTCAGATAGGCGTCCAATGCCTCGATCTTGCTCTTGTCAAGCCTGTTGCCAAGCGGAACGATGACCGTTGCGAACTCCGTCATATCCCATCCCTTGGTGTGTTCGATGAGGTTGGAACCGAACTGGATCGTCTGGCTGCAAGTGTCGGGATAATCATCCAAATAGTCGAGATAGCGGATGCCGTCTTCCTTACGCACCCGCAGATGACCGCCGTACTGCGCCACCAACGCATTCAAGATCGTGATGGTCTTTTCATAGTTGGTGTAATAAGTCGGAAAATCTTCATCCACCACAGTAACAATGCCGATGGTAAACTTACGGTTGTCTCCGACTTTTGCGTTGTGAATGGCGATCATCGCCTCAAGGTACTCACGGATCGTCCCTCCGGCGTACTCCGCAGGCGGCTGTGTGCTGTCGTTGAAGAATGCAAGCTCGCCCTCGCAAGTAAGCACCCTGTTTCGGTAAAAGTCCTCGTTTTCAGATAGGACGCGACCCGCCCAGATCTCTTTTCCGTCCTTGTGGACGGCGATGTCGGTCACCATACGGATGATGGTGCCGTATCCGAGATTGGAGGGCGGAACCGTCATCACAAAGGAACCGGCTGCGTTGTCCTCCAGCGTCAGCTTGGGGCTTGCAAGCTTCATGTTGTCCAATGCGAAGGCATCATTGTAGATGCAGACACCATCGGCATAAACAGAATACATCGCTTACAACCTCCCTTGTCTGAAATCAACGGACACGGTCCCCGTTCCCTCGTCGACCCAAAGATAGATCGTTCCGCCATAGTCGCCAAACAGAATAAACTCAGGGATCTGAATGGTTCCCTCCGGCAAAAGCTTTGTCAGGTCGATGCTGAGCTGACGGTTGACAAATCGGACATGAACGCCGCGCCCCTCACTGCTTTGCACAATGAATCTGGGGCAGACAGGAGCCCGTCCGTACATCACCGCATCCAGCTCGATCTCCTTCATCTCTGTCGTCACTGCAATATTGCGGAACAAAGCTGCCTGAATAACTCCATTTTGAAAGTTGAACGGGTCCCACAGCCAGTTGTCGATGGAGGAAAGGTTTTTCCACTTGTACGGGCCGACATCGTAGTCGATGACGAGCCGCGACCAGTCCTTTTCCGACTTCCAGGCGTTCACTGTGAAGCGCCCTTCGTAGAAATATTCAGGATCGTCCTCAAGGATCGCCCGCATGGTCTGTCCGTGCAGATAGTCCATGATGTCCGAGTACGCCATGTGCCATGGTTTGAAGTCATTCATGACGATAAACTCGATAGACCCTGTCCGGTTCTGATACACCGGATACCCGGTGAGGGCTTGCGACAGATCAATGACGCCGTCCCCACCGGGAATGTCCAGAGTCTTTACCTTTTGCGCAGGTGGATTGAATAGCGGACGGGAAGCGGGGACAAGCCGCCAATCGTCCCATGTGTTCTTATCGCCAAATGTGATCGAATGGTACAACTTAAATCCCCCTTCCTCTTTGTGTAGACCGCTGTCCGAGTGCCACATCCATCGGTTTAGCAAGTTCGCCGACGAGCGCACCGGTGTTCAGCACAACACGCAGCTTCTCCATGCGTTCCAGCATCGAAGCCATCTCACCTCGAAGCGTGCGGAGTTCAGCCACAACATCATCATTGTCGACGGAAATGGTTGTCTGGCTGCTTCCGCCGCGCTGTGCCTCAAATGCAACGGCAGCCTGCCCGACAAGGCCGACCGCTCGCTGCGAATAGAATAGGTTGTTCAAGGCGTCTGCTCCGGCCGATACGGCGGAGAGATCCAGAACAGGACGGATCACCGGTTCCATGTCGAACCCGCCGCTCACAATGTCGGCAATAGTCTGGAGCACACCGGAAAGACCGCCCTCGGCCGACTCCGCCATCTCAGAACCGGCCGCATAAGATCGGTCAACATAGTCCTGAAGACCTTTCACGAAACCAAGGCCGGTGTAGTTACCGATCTCACGGAATACCCTCGATGGAGAGTGGATGTCCAGTGTCGACTTCGCCGCCTGTACGCCTGCAAGAGCCAGTTGCGTGATCTCGTCAACAAAGCTGGACTTCTCAGACTGAACGCCTTCAGTAAGACCCTTGACGATCTGCTTGCCGGTCTCATCCCAACCAGCTTCCGTCAAGACCTTCTGCGCCGTGTCGGCCATCTCCTGAAGCTCATCCTCTGTATTGTTCTTGATAAGACCAACCTTTTCCTCAAAGCTTCTGCGGAGCTGTTCCAACTGAGCGTTGGCGTCTTCCGTGACCTGATTCATCTTCTCCTGCCAGAGAGCACGATACTCGGTAAGCTCCTGATCGGCCTCCTCGCGGAGTTTTGCAATATTCTGCTGGGTCTCTTCGCGCAGCCCCTCTAATTCGCCGACCGCCTGCTCACGAGCCATTGCGTGCTTGACCTTCCAGAGGTCAGCATACTTCTCAAGCTCGGAGTCACTCATGTCATTCAGCGCCTTGATCTGGGCGATCGCGTCAGGACCCATATCCTGAAGTTCCTCGATAAGGTCACTGTCAAGTCCTCTGCTGGCAAGAGACTCTAAAATATCCTGCCATTCGCCAAATTCCTTGACCTGACCCTCAAGATTCTTCATCAGGGTGTCGCCGCTGACCTCATCACGCTCCTTCACAGCGTCAAAGAGGCCATAGGACTTATAGAGGGAATCCTCGCGGGATTTCAGAGCATTCTCGTACTTGTCGTTCTCAGCCTGAATATCGCTCGCCAGTTGCGCGTTGATCGACTTTACCTTATCAGCGTACTCTTCCTCCAGGTCGAGCCGCTTCTGGTTCGCCTCGCTCTGCACAGACTGCACATCAGAGATGTACTGTTTCTGTGCGTCGCTGATCTCTTTCTCCAACTGGTAAACTTGCAGGTCGAGCTTCTTCCGCAGCTCTGTCCCCTTGGCATATCGGCTCTGAACACGCTTATAGGCGGCCAGTTCTTCCGCAAGGGTCAGCTTGTTATACGATTTCTGCTCTTCGATCCAGTTCATTGAATACTGATAAGTGGCCGTAACCAACTCATTTTGAACACGATAGACTTCGCGGTCGATCTGCTTTCGTTCCTCACTGCCCTCGCGGTATTTCTTCTGGAGCGTTTCCCATCCGGCAAGCTCCTCTTTCAAGCTGAGCTCGCTGTAATATTTCCGCTCTTCCGCCCAATCCTTAAAGGAGTCGAGTCCCTTCTGTGCAACCTTGATGGCTTCATCACTCATCTTTGCCGCAGCCGAAGAAACCGGAACGATAGCATTGTTGATACCGATGGTCATACCCTCGCCAATGTTTTTACCAAGCTCGATAAACTCGCGGGAGGGAGAATGACTGTCCAGCGCCTTCTTTGCCGCATTCAGTGCCGCAAGACCCAGATCACGGCCCGCCTGAGAGGCGCCGCTCAGCTTCGAGCGGATGCCGTTGATAAAGCCTTGCGAAACATTCCTGCCGGCTTCATTGAACTGATCCTTGTAGTTGTTCACTTCTGCCACAACGACCAGCATGACAGACTGCATCGCCGTCCGCACGGAAGCACCGTTGCTGCGGATCGTGGTACTGAAGCCGACCATCATCTGCACGACCGCGGTATTCATGCTCGCGGTATGTGCTTTCACGGTCGCGGCCATCGCAAGCATCAGCTCAGCCATCGCCACATTAACGATCGTCTGGTTCTGCCGGATGGTCATGCCTGCGGAATTGAGCATATAGATAATTGCCGTGCTAACAGTGGAGCTACTGTTGTAGAAAGCGTCGGTAAAGTTTTGGATACTGGTGTTTGCCAGCAGAACCAGCGCATTCGTAAAGTTCACAAATGCATACTGATCCATATTCTTCACCGTATCGGCAAGCGCCACCAGCTTCTCGACCTGTGTGATCGCGCTGGAGAGCTTGCTCATGTTGATACCCTCGATAGAGGCGGAGTAAGCCGCAAGACCATTGCCGAAGAGAACGAGCTGGTCGCCGAAGTCGGCAATGCTGTTGTCTCCGGTGAAGAAACTCACAAGCCCGCCGCAGTTAGGAATGGTATTGGATAGTTCCACGAGCGCCTTACCGGCAGAAGCGGAATTGCTGACGGCACCGACATCCATTCCTTTAACAGCGAGAGAGTAGTCCTTCATGGCCTTTCCGAACGGAACCAACTGCTCTCCAAACTTGTCCATGTCATTCTCACCGGCAAAGAAGCCGACTACACCGCCGCTGTTCGGCAACGTTGTGGCCATCTCTGCAAGTGCCTTACCGGCAGTCGCCGCTTTGGAAACAAGGTCGGCGTCCATCCCGCTGATGGCGTTGCTGAACTCCGTCATGCTTTCTCCGAACGGAACAAGCTCATCAGCAAAATCAGAAAGAGAAGAACTACCAGTGAACCAGGATGCAATACCCTGCACAAGCTCAGCCTTCGTAAGCAGCAATATCGCGTCTGTCAATGCCTGCACACCGCTGAATATTGCCGGAGAGATACTGCTTGCGCCGTCGATAAACGGCTGAACATTTGTCATAAACGCTGCAAGATCACTGCCGATCTGCGGGAACTGACTGGAGATACCACTCATGAATCCGCCGACAATGCCGCCGACAAACCCACCGATAGCCGTACCGATCTGCTCCAACAGCTTGCCGCCCTCGCCGATCAGCCAGGAAAGGCCGGGAATCTGCACAAGGGCACCGACAGCAGCAAGAACGATCGCCAGCTCAGCGATAAGAGCACCCATGCCGAGCACACCTATCATAGCGCTGGGGATCAATGCGGCTACCGCACCCAATGCGACCATAATGCCGGACAGCAGACCGATGCCAGCGATGGTTTTCACCAATACACTTGTATCAAGTCCTGCCAGAGCATCAATGATGCCGGAGAAGAATGCCGCGATCACATTGACTGCCGCCTGAATGAGTTCGGGCAGCCGCTCCGCAATGCCGTTCAGCAGGTTGATCAGGAACAGCATAATAGAGTCAACGATTTCCGGAGTATAGTTTGCAAGAGAGGCGAGCACGCCGGACAGCAGTGCTAATGCACCGTCAGCGATTGCAGGGACGCACTCGACAAGTACATCCACCAGCGTAAGAACAACGGCCTTAACAGCTTCTCCAATAGCGGGAGCTCCCTGAGCGATCACGCCGCAGAACGCTATAATAGCCTCACCGAGCTTTTCGGCAACGGCAGGGATCAACGCGGCAATCCCTGTGATGATCGTGCTGAGTCCTGCCACAATAACGGTCACACCTGCGCCAAGAGAAGTAGCCAAGGCGGTAATGCCGACTGCAATAGCCGACAGTCCGGCACCGGCAGCGAGAAGACCTGCTCCGATGGCTGCGGTACCGATACCGATCAAAGCAAATGCTCCGGAAAGTGCCAGGATCGTCGGAACAAGAGGAGTCAGCACAAGACCGGCCACACCGATCACGGTGAATGCACCGGCAATCGTCACAAGCCCTTTGGCGATGCTCTCCCAACTCATTGAGCCAAGAGCCAGCAGCACCGGAGTCAGAATAGCCAATGCGCCAGCCGCTACCAGCATGGCAGCAGAGCCAGGCAAAGTACCGTTCATCACATTCAGACCGATGGCAAGCTCTGCAAGAGCGCCGCCCATTGTGACGAGCCCCTTTGCGATCTCTTCCCAGGTCATACCGCCCATCTTTCCAAGGGCATTTGCCACGATCTCAAGTGCTGCACCGACAGCGATCAGACCAATGCCAACACTTATCGTGTTCTTAGGCATCACCTTCATAGCGATAGCCACTTCGGCCAATGCTCCGCCCATAGCGACAAGCCCCTTGGCGATCTGATTCCAGTCAAGGTTTCCGAAGTCGCCCATCGCGGAAGCAAAGATCTTCATAGCAGCGCCAATCCCGATCATCGCGATCCCGGTGGACACCAGACCCTTTGCACTACCGGTCAACTTGGTAAAGACCGTGATCTCCGCCAGAAGAACACCAATGGAGCCAAGCCCCTTCACAAGCTGTCCGAAGTCGAGATTACCGAGATCCTTACAGGCGGATGCCAGGATTTTGATTGCCGAAGCAAGAATGACGATGCCCGCCGCTGTTGTCAAAGACTTTCCACTGAACTTTGCGGTGTTCATAAAGAGTGAGACTTCTGCCAGCAGCACGCCGACACCGGTCAGCCCTTTTGCAAGCCCATCCCATTCAAGCATTGCAAGGTCTGTGCAGACCGATGCAAGGATCTTGATGGAAGCCGCAAAGAGAACCATCTGTGTCGCGCCCTTCATCGAAGAACCGCCGCTCATGTTGAGCAGCTTCACCGCACCGACCATCGCAGCCATCAAGGCCGTCACACCGGCAACACCTTTTGCAAGCTGTCCGCCATCCAAGTCACTGATCTTCTTCAGAGCTGATGCAAGGATCAGGATAGATGTGGACATGGCGAGCATCACCGTCGAACTCTTCACCGCGCCTTTAACATCTCCGCTGATTTTAGTAAAGACCGACATGGATGCCATCAATTCAGCAAAGAGAACCGTAATAGCTCCCAGTGACGCAGATAACTTCTCACTATCAATAAGAGAAATCGCGACGATAGATGCGGCCAGAATCGCAATAGCGCTTGCTATTTTCAGCAAAGTTCCGGCTTTTAACTGCGTCTGATACGCCTCAAAGCATCCACGAACCCCATCCAGAATTCCCTTCACATTGTCAAGAAGGCTTCCGACTTCATCAAAGGGCTTCGTCAAACTATTGGTGAACTTGGTTATGGCAATCGCAATACCGCCGATAGAAATTCCGTTCAGTAGATCGATGATTCCGCTAAAATCAGCGTTACTCACCGCAGTTATGATCTTATTGATGCCGTTGCCGAGCACATCGAAAATACCCCCGCCAATTTTCTTAGCGGCAATGGATAGTGCTTGGATCAATGCGGCAAATTTCGACACATCGGTATTTCCGCCAATCTTAGAAAACGCATCGGAAATGCCATCTTTCAGACCGACAATAGCGTCTTTGACCTGACCGGCACGCTCTTTCAGCTTCTCCAGGATCGTGTGCAGGAGTTCCAGTCCAGGAACCTGAATCTTCTCTTCGGCAGTACCAAAGAGTTCTTTCATAGACTCCTTCGCTTCATCCAGCGTTGGCAGACCGAGGTATTCACGAACAGACTCGGCAAAATTCTTGATGGCCGTAACAGCACCGCTCACAAAATCAGAGATTTCCTCAATGCCTTTGCCAAAGGCGTCGTTCTTCTTGATCGCTTCGTCAAGCTTGGCGAGCCATTCTCCGATAGAGCCGGTCACGCCGAGAACACCGCCGCCTAAGCCGGTCACTTTCCCAAGAAGAGAACCGACCGGACCCAGAATTGCACCGATTGCCCGCTTGCAAATATCAAGAATGGCGAACAGACCCTTAAAGGTGTTCTTCAGGTTTTCGAAAGCAGTGTCACTAAGCGTCAGCTTTTCTGTGAACTTAAGCAGTCCTTCCGTCAGATTATGAAGCTGTCCCGCAGTAGTTGGCGGAAAAATATCACGAAAGGCTTCTGTGATCGGCTTGATAACTGTCCCAATTCCCTTGAGCGTATTCTTGAGAGACTCGATCAGCTCGGTTCTGCCGCCAAGGTCTTTCCATCCCTGAAGTACCGAATTACGAGCATCAGACTGCGTATCAATAAATCCGCCGATCGCCTGACTAAGACCAGTCCACAATTCCTTGGCTTCATCAAAGTCACCAAAGAGGATTTCCCAGGTATTCGCCCAGCCGGAGCCCGCAGCTTCCTTTAAGGTGTCCATCAACTGTGAGAATGTCTTAACATCCTGTGCAGCCGCGAATGCTTTCTTGCCGATGTCGGTCGTTTCATCAGCATAGTTACGAAGTGTGCCGACAAGAGCTTCCGTCGTCATCCACTGATCCTGCAAAGAATCGTTAAAGTTATGTGTGGCGTCGATGACATTTCCCTTGACGGTCTTATACATTCCGTCTGCGGTTTTCGTCAAAGTTCCGCACGCAACAGCCGACTCCAAAAGCTGCGTCTTGAATTCCACCGTTGCCATGTTCGCGTTTTCAATGGATTTCCAGTCGATCAGCTTGACATATCCTGCGGACAAGGCCTGCGCAAAGTTATACATTGCACGGGAAGCCTCGTTTGCATTTGCACCGGATACGGCAGCCACATTCGATACACCCTGGATAGCCATAACAGCATCCTCAAGGCCGACGCCAGCATTCGTGAACTTGCCGATATTGGAAGTCATATCCTGGAAAGAGTAAATTGTCTTATCGGAGTAGGTGTTCAGCTCCTGAAGATACTTATTGACCTCCTCCAACGATGCGCCGGTGCTCATCATGATCGTCTGAATAGAGCCCATCTTAAGCTCGTATTCGTCAAAGCCCTGCTTGACAGGCTCCAATATAAACGATTCAATCATCCGTTTTCCGGTATTGATGACCGAGTTGGTAATGTTTGAAAGGGCGGTCACCGCCATGACTTCGAGCGCCGAGAATTTCATCCGAACAGTCTCGACGGAATTGCTAAGGGTCGAAAGGTCGCACTTTTTAGCTGCGTCGCCAAGGCCCTTCAGACCTTTAGCCGCACCGTCCAGATCCAAACCCTCTTTGAGTTTGTCGAGCGTGGACAAACTTGTCTTCACACCCGCCTCGAATTGACGGTTGTCGAATCGCATTTCAACAACTCTCTCGTCGATCGTTGTGCTCATGTCTTCGTGACCTCCTTCCATGCGTCATTTGCGATTTGATCAAAAATAGGCCGGATAGCAGGATTGATGTAATCACGTCCCGCTACCCAGCCGCCGGTTCCAGTTCCATGCCCATACTGCAAAATGATGGCGATTGGAACTCCATTTTGAATATTTGAATTGTGAAACGAGATGCTCACAAAACCCTTCTTGTTCGTGATCTCGTAATACCACGATTGGGCCGTTTCTCCAGAGTCAACAGGCGTTGCAGACGCAAGAGCGGCCACTCCGGCTCGGCCATACTGATCGAGGTCTCCGAGATGCACCGTTTCTTTGGCTCTCTCCAAAAACCTCGTCAGCTTGGAGAAGTCGCCCTTTTGTCTGAACGTGATCATGTTTTCCTCCAAATTGCACTTGTTTACTTCTTCAAATACTGAGAACTGCAAAATCCGGTGTATGTGACACCCTTGTAAGTGACCTGAACATAAAGCCACTTTATATTGCCGACAAGCGTGTAGTACCCATAGTTTGCAACTTTTGTACCTTTGGGAAGTACGGCGAGACTGGCCTTACCGGTTCCTGCACCATTACGGATGTGCAGCCCAACATTCGCCGTGACAACATAAGTACCGGCCAAAGTCTTATTGAAAGACCTTGCTGCCTCAGATGCCTTTTTAGCACTTGCGGGCTTGCTTGCCGAGCCATTACTCGGCGGTGTTGCCGTGTTGGAACCTGTCGAACCAGCTTTGGCAGAATACTTGGGGAGGCAATAGCCTCGAATGTATTTGCCATTCACCCGCAAGGTTCTATACCCAACGGCATCACTCATATTTCCTTCGATGACCTTGATGGAATTTCCGGAAACACTTGCCACAATGCCAACATGATCAGCGGCACCGGTATTATCACCAACGCCGTTATCTTGCCAGTCATACATAACAACATCACCCGGAGAGGGGACATAGGCATCATTCTCTTCCCAACGACCGATCTTCTTATAAAGATTGATCATTGCTCCGCATCCGCATTCGGTCGGCGCGATCTCTGTCAAGCCGGCCTCAATAAACACAGCGCTCACAAAAGTTGCGCACCAGGCGTCTGTGTATTTCACGGGGTAGCCTCGTGCAAGCGGTTTGTGACTGTTATAGAGGTCGATGATTTTTCTATGCGAGCCATTGCTTTCCTTGCATCCGAGATACTTCTCTGCAATCGAGACTACTTTGGCTCTCAGTTCTTTTTCTGTCATGGTATTACCCCCTTGTATTCCACTGCTTCCGTCGGGCAGCGTTCAGCGCTTTATACTGCGCGGCAACCTCCGCTCTCGAAAGCTTCTGAGGCGGCGACCCCTCCACATTACACACATTGATAAGGGTCAGAAGTCGGTTCAGATGCCATTTCTGGCACTCAAACGGGATACCGTAGGAGATCATCCAATAATAAATGACCTCTGCCGTGACGATTTTACGGCTTCCACCCTTTTTCTTTGCATTGGAGATGGTCGTGGCGGTCATCGGAGCGTCAATGTACTCCGTGACCGTCTTCAAATTTGATGGAGTGATCGCTTTATACACATTCGGGTCGACATTCTGTGTCAGTGTCATGCACCGGATGTAGTCGATCGTCTCTTCTATGGTCATCGCCTTGCGGGACAAGTAAGGCTTGTGCCATTTGGCTTCCCATTTTGAAAGAGAGACCAGCGAATGCTCCAACTGGAGCGTCTGCTCCTTGGTGTTGATAAAGTTTCCGACCCCGTCAAACAATTCGGTAGCCGGCACTGTGATCTTCAGCATCGCCGGTCCTCATTATCATCAGTTTTCAGGAACAGCGGGAGCTTCGGCACTCTGATCGGCCGGGGCTGCCTTTTCCGTCTTGGGAGGAACGATGCCGTTGACGAACTCGCTCGCAGCCTTAGCGTCGGTTGCCAGCTCCATGAACAGGTTGCTGTATGCCTCGGTCTGAGCGAAGGCATCGCGGACTTCCTGGTTCTTAATGAATCGACGGCCATCCGGAGACTTCTCACCGTAAGCGCGCAGAATGATGTCCTTGAAAGTCTCGATGATGACCTTGCCATTCTGCGCGGCAACGATGCGGTTGATCATTTCGACCAGGCCTCCCTCAACAGAGACCTCCAGTTCAGTCACTTCAGCCTGCGTCAGGTTGAAGTAAAAATCCTCCTTGCGAGTGGTACCGTTGTAGTCGGTATAAGCGATGGTTTTCTTAAGCATGATACTTTCTCCTTTCAAAAATTAAAGAAAGCGGAGCCCTCGGTGAAGAGAGCCCCGCTTTAGAAGTTCTTGTACCGTGGATCAGCCGGCAGCCTTCGTCAGCTCGATGACCTTCTCGGGCATCGGAAGCGTGGGTTCGGTGGCCTGGTCGCCATCGGTGCCGTACAGCATCTCCTCCAGCTTCGCGAGCTTGGCCTTGTCGGTCTTGGTGGAGTCGACGACCAGATGCGCGGTCGGCTTGAAACCAGGGACTTCCACAGGCGTGGTGCTGATCTCCCAGCTCATGGTGGCAGCCTCGGGGCTGTCGTTCACGGTCTGGTTGTTCTTCTCAGAGGGAGAAGCCTGCGCACCGTACACCAGATGGAGCTTGTAGCCATAGTTCGTACCAACCGTATCGTTGCCGATCAGCGTGCGATAGCAGAAGCCGAACATCTTGCGATCCTGCTGGGCGATGGTGACACCCGGGGCGATCTCAGCGCAGCCGTTGCAGGCCTCGAACTCATCGGGATAGGTGTAAGCCTCGATGGTGGCACCGAAGTCCTCGGCACTCATCAGGTTCAGATACTTGATGTTGTCAGCCCATACGGCATTAGGCTCGCCGCCGGAGGGGCTCTCGTTCACGGCGCTCAGGCCGTACCAGGGCACACCTTTACCGTATGCATTGTCCTCGCCCATCGGGAACAGGACGCCGTGGTCGACGCCGGTCTCATACAGACGCTTGCCGACTTCATCCCATTTGATCTTCATAGCTGTTTCCTCCTTGTAAGGTTAGAAATATAGGTTGAACACATCATGGTTCAGGTTTTCTTTGGTATAGTGGCGTTCATGGCTGCACATCGGAAGAAGCGCGATCTTGCTTGGGATCTCGCTGTCAGGATTTCTGTAAATCACAGTTACCTGATACCGGTCGTGAAGCGCATAAGGCTGATTGTCAGCAAAAGTAGGTTCAATACGGCTGCGCTCGTAAACGATGCAGTCATAAATCATTTCCTTGCTGGCGGGAGGCTGAAAGTACACACGACACTTTTCGCCTCGGTCGGGGCATCCAAGAATGTCAGATAGCGTCTTCTGAAGAAGCAGTCTCTCCATTGTAGACACCTCCGATCGTCAGGATCAGTCTTGGATAATGGACTTCAACATTGGAGATCTTCCAATTTGCCCCCATAAAGCCAACATACCGCATTCGGTGGAAATTCTGGTTGGCAAACGGATCGGCGACTATGCTGATCTCATTCGCAACATTGATGTCGTCATTGAGCGTTTCCGATGACTGAAGACGCCTGGTGTTACGGGTCAAGTCTCCGAAGTACATCCGCTCCGTGATCTTTTCCACATATACACCAGGCGCCGTTTCCACCGTTTCAGCATAGCCTACCGGTCCGTAAAATTTTGCCATTTTGAATTTTCTCCCTTAGATGCCGTCGTGACCGGCATCCTCGGTCTGGCCGGAAGAGGCCTTCACGGGCTCTTCCAGTGCGATAGCAGACCACAGTCTGGTCAGCGCGCCGGACAGACGAGTCTCGATCAGGTACTTCTCCTGGTTGAAGTCGATGTCGAACTGGTTGAAGCGAGTGATTTCGCCGCCCTTGGTAGAGCCGACGGTGTAGTCGCTCAGGTTGACAAAGATACCCAGCAGGTTATGCTTCTTGCCGGTCTTGTCGGTGCGGGCCAGACCCTCGAACTGCTCAGCAGTGTGCAGCTCGTTGATGTTCAGCGCGGCAGCCAGATCAGCCTTGGAGTTGTAGATGCGGCGACCGTTGGTGTCGCGGGCCAGCAGCATCACATTCACCAGATGCGGCGTGCAGAAGAAGTCTGGAGTGCCGGTGCCCTTGAACTTCTCGCGGGAGTAAAGGGCAGCCGTGATGATCGCCTCGGCGTAGATGTAGTTCTCGCCGAAACGGGAAGCGGTGCCGGTACCCTGAAGCTCGTTGCGGGCAGCCTCGATGTCCACATCATAGTGGATGGTGTAGAGATCATCGTCATTCCAGATAGAACGGACATGCTCCTCAGAGATCTTGTGCTCATCAGCCTCATCGCGACCGTCACCGATCAGGATAGCGGTAGCGACCTCTTCCAGCAGCGTCTGACGCATCACACCGTACTGGTACTCGACCACATCGAAATCGGTGATGTCGATGATGTCATCGCGGTGCATGGAGTCAGTGATGTAGATGGTCTGCGGATCGGTGGTGCGCTTCATCAGCTTCATGTTGCCGGAAGGAACCTTCTTCTTGCCCTTCTGGTAACCATGCGCGCGGATATCATCGCCGCGGGCATCCATGTTGCGGGTACGGATACGGCTGATAGGGCTCTTGTGGACCTTGTTCATGACCACATTGACCCAGCCCTGGTCACGGGTGATGAGCTCAGGAGCGCCGGTGCGCAGATCCTTATACTCGGGGAACAGGGCCTCGATATCGTCGATACCGTGCTTCAGAGTATCGTTATGCTGCTCGGCGTAGAGCTTCATAGCCCCCTGAAGAGTGCCGACGCTCTTGAGCTTGGCGCTGGCGATGATCTCAGTCTGAGCGGAATGGCTCAGGGTGGTCGCCTGATTGTCCTCAGGCTTCTCGAAAACATTGTGTTTCATAGTCTTGTCTCCTCCTTCGGATTTGTCAGAATGTTCGATGTGGCCGTCATCCTTCTTCTCTTCGCCATCATCGTCGTCAGAATCGCTGTGGGCCATAGCATTGGCGAGCAGAGCAACCACAACGGTCTTCTGCTTTTCGGTCAGGCTGTTGATAACATCTTCAACGGTGTCACCGTCTCCGGTGTCTTTCTTGTCGCCATCAACGGACTTCTTGCCATCATCGGCAGAGTCATCAGCTTTGCCTTCATCTGCATGGGCGAGTGTGATAGGTTCGTTGGCGCAGAAGATGACTTCCTGCTCAGCGCCCTCTCCATGAGCAAGATCGACAAAGTCGATGAATGCTCCGGGATTTGCACCGGCGACCACAAGGCTCAGCTCCTTGATGTCACCATGCATCACATTTCCGCCCTGCTGCTTCAGGCCGTTGGCATAGATAGACAGGGAATCCACATCTCCGTGCTGCACGATCAGCTTAGCAGCCTTACCGGCAGCAGTTTCGTTGAATGTACAGTAAGCGTAAACGCCATCCTCGCGGTTCTCCAGCAGCGCATGGCCAAGAATATTGGTCGGGTCGTCATGCTGGTGATTCCATACGAGGGGGACGGTCTTTCCGTCGCAATGCGCAAACGCATCACGGCGAATGGTGCGGCCATCACTGCACACAAGGTCATTGCGCGTCGCCCAGCCGCTGAAGTCGTACTTAAGTTTCTTCTCCATTTTGATTGTTGTCCTCCTTCGGTGTTGATGCCGGCGTGCTTTCCGCCGGTGCGCTCAGATTGCTGTTGCGCAGCTCGTCCGCCTTTGGGTCGGAAGAAGGCTTCATGCCGATCTTCTGCCGGATCTCATTCGAGGTCATGACCTCGTTGCGGGTGAACTTGTCAGTCATCTCAGCGATCTTATCGACAGGCACCAGCTTGAAGGGATCTCGGAAGAACAGGATGGACTGCTTTTGCGACCGAGCAGTTTTAGTGAGGAATTTCCTCTTGATCTCATCAACAATGGCAGAGAGGATTGGCTCAACAATTCGAGTCAGGTAGTTCTGCATCGTCTTGTCGTCGGCAGAGCCATCCAGAATGCCCTGGGTCAAACCCAACTGGCTGTAAAGCATACTCGTCAGGTATTCGATCTGGGACATCAGGTTGTTCTCGACGGGGCGATTCAGTTGGACCACATGCTCAGTTCCGTCAGTGTATGCAACACCATATTTGGAGCTGGCTAACTGGTTCTCGATATCTTGTCGGCGCAATTCCGCCTGTTGACGACGTGCTTCTGTCTTGATGACATACGGCAACTGAATGATGAGGTTCAGCTTTCCGGAACTGTTCTGCTCGTCAATGGCGTCCAGCAGGTTCAACTTTCGGATAAGCCGCTGCATCGTAGAGTTCGGTTCATTCATGACAGCATAGAAAGGATTCTCCACAATGCCGACGGTACTCTTGGGGACAAGAATATCCTCTTTCTCACCGCGCTGGTCATTGTAGACGCGAACCTTTACATGCTGCGGGAACCATTCAAGAATCTTGCCGGTCCGCATCGTCTCGATGTCAATGCCGCCGGTTTTCTCAGGATCAAAGTTTGTATCGACAGGGATGATAGCGACGCAGCCCTCGTCCAGCATCGACATAACAATGTCCTGCATAAAGGCCCTTCCGGTCTGGTCAACATTGGCTTCTACCGTTAAACAGTTATTAAGCCCGCTCTCGATGACCTCCTTGAATCGGTCGCTGCCATCCAGTCGCACATGCTGAACGGTCATAGATGAGACATCCAGCGCAATACGGTTATAGACCGAGGTAATGATCGAACGCTCATTTCCACGGCTGAAGAGTGGACGGTCGGGGCGATAACCGTAACTCGGCCCAATCGACATCCGAGAAACATAAGAATCTCGGTTCATGAATGTATTCCATGCGTGCTTTAGCCGCGTGGCAACTGTCATTTCCATTCGGAACTCATCACCTCCTTCATGGCATAAAAAAATTCCGCAGACCGTTCAAAGTCTGCGGAGCATTGTAAATGATTTAGCTCTCCATTTTGAATTCAATAGAGACTCGGTTCGATGATGTCAAGAAGATCGACAATCGACTTACCATCAAAGAAACCATCAAGCAGCAATTCATCGAAATCGGAATAGTCCTTAAAGCTGTCTCCATACCACATGGTAAATGTAAATACGGAATCCTGAACTTCAGGCTCAACACCACACTTTTTCCCGTTAAACTCAAAGTAGATGCCTGTTCCGTTCTCCAAAATAGCGGCTTTCAATTCATTCAAAGTCATAGAATGTCTTTGTTCTCTTTTTTGACTTTTCTGCGCTTAAATATGGATAAATAGAATTCTCTCTTCAATCTTCTTTCGGCTTGTTTAGTACGCGTTGTTTGCGGGTGTGTCTCGAAGTAAGAATGAATATAATTTCCAAGAGCCATGTTTGTTGGTTTCCAGTTGACCATGTTATTAACCATTTTTACCTTCTTTTTGTCATAGAGATTCTTCATGAGATTTTAGCCCCAATCTAACTATTTTTCACCCAGCGCCTTAAAAGATCAAGATTTAAGTCCTTGTCGTCCAGACGGCACAAAGTAGCGGAATCAATTCCATTCGCCAATGCTTGATTAAGAATTTTAGAAAACTTTACCGGAGTATCATAAACGCGTCGAGTCTGACAGTCAAATACGATTGGCTTATGATCAATAACTTCCCAAGCAAGACTATGACCACCGGGTCGATTAGACCAAGTAATTGAAAGTTCACCTCTTGCTCGATCAGGCATTTTTTCAATAGAATCGTAAATGGACTTAAATTTGTTTTGAGTATCCCCAACGAGCCGAATATTCTCAGATAAGCCCCCACTAAGTTTCTTTATAAGATTATTTGTAGCATATATTGATGGGTCATTTTTCCATGTTTTCAATGCTTGCTTATAATCTTTTCGGGAACAACGAGGAACAAATAACATCATGTTATTCCCATTCAAATTTTGACCCGTTCCAGCAATGGTCTGTGTTGCTCTGACATCGTAACCACGTCGCGAAAGTTCATAAGCAAAAGTGCACCGCTTGCAATTATTATAACTTCCTACCGAGCCCAAACTGAAAGTGCTTGAAAAATTCGGGTTGATCTTATTAAGCAAACCGTCCTTGATAGACTCAACGCTTAGCGGACCGGAATAATCCTCATTTTTTGAGAATCCTTGGTAGTGCGATCCAAGACTTACCTCTTTTGCTTTTTCAACGAGTCTATTTAGCTCCCCGCTATCGGCGAGCTTAAAACCAGCATAGGTGACGAGAGCGACTCCAGTGGCAATGGCAATGGTTTTGCAATATTTCTTCTGCTTTTCAGTCAAATGAAACTTTTGGTTCTCGGAGTTATCACTCGAATTGGGGCTGTTTTGTTCATTGTATCGCTCTTTTCCCGCCTTTGTCAAGCTACCGTCTTCATTCTGAAAACGGCGAACGCCCCACTTCTGGCCTTTGATGCCATGGTGAGCGATAAAAGTTTGCGGGTCAGGCTTGTCAAGGTAATCCATGACATCCTCCTCTCTTATTCAAATGCTTCCGGATTCCGCTTGTAAGCGATATAGGCATCCATCATAGCCGACACAGCGTCGATCTTCTGCTCATACCGCTTCTTCATCAGCTTCCGGTTTCCATTGGTATCTTCCATGGCGATGCAGTTACCCATAGCATAGGTCATCAACTCTTCATCAAAGAGGAGCATCCGGTCTTCGGCCAGCTTCTTCAGCTCACCCAATGGAACGGACTCCGTCTTCGCGCCCTGAATGACTTTCTCAATGCCGAACGGGCCGTTCTCAGCCGCCCAGCGTTCCACAAACTCCTTGGCGTTGTACGGGTCATAGCCAAAGCAGCGGACATCATACCCACACGCAACGATGTACTCGTCCAAGTCCTCATAGACCTGCATCGGGTCCAGAACCGTTCCATCCAAAACGACAAGACTGCCCTCATCCATAAACTGCTCATACTTATTACGCATAGCAGCGGGCAGCTTATTCAGTGTTCTGGAAGTAATGTAGTTTCGGGTCTTCACGCCAAAGGAACCGTTACGCAACGGGAACAAAAATGTGAACGAACAGAAGTCGTCACCCTGAGAAAGGTCTCCGCCAAGCGCGCAGGCCATCTGCCAGTAATCGCGTTTGCGATGCGGCAGTGTCTCTTCGTAGGTGAAGTAATAGGTATAACCCTCCATCGGCAGTCCGAAACGCTTGGCAAGAATATCATTCCTTGCGGCAGGCGCTTTCTCGGCGCGTTCCACATCAAGCTGATAAGTCTCGTAACTTACAGTCTTTCCGATGTTCGGGTTCGCCTTCATCCACATCTCCGGATAGCCGACCTCGTCGACAGAGTCGAGCTTGTACCACCAGATCGAAACATGCGGATTTGGATAATCCCCCTTGAGAATGCTCATAAGCTCCATTTTGATGGTGTCGCCGGCGCCATTACGAACAGTACCCTCCGAACTGGTGGCCACGATCAGATAGTCGTCCACCTTGGAAGCGCCCTGCTCGATAGCGCCGATAACATCCTCGCGAATGTCGCCGGAGAGCCACTCGTCTACGGTCGCGATCTTGCATCGAAGACCTTGCAGCTTGTTGATCGACATTGGGCGGATCTCAATGAGAGAGCCGGTCAGAAAGTTCTCAATGCCTTTCTTGGTCGAGGCCAACTTGACGCGGTTGGCCTGTGAACCGGTCGTGTTCTGGAGCGAGCCTTGTGTCAGAAATTGGAATACGGGGCCGCGGGCTCTTGTGATAGCGGTGCGGATTGGTGACATGACCTCTTCGGCAAGCTTCATGGTCGGAGCTGTCGTGATCTGATGGGTCGTACTTGTGTCTACATTCTCAAAGAATGATTGGATGCACGAATCATAGATCGACTTAGCGGCGCCTCGTCCGACGATCAGGTATTGCTTGTTCACAAGCCGCTTCTTGATCATCTTCTTGACATAGTGCCCACCTCGTCCGTCAGCGTTCGGCTCATAGACCGTTCGCTCCACAAAGTAATACCAGCCGAATACCTGCTCGCCCCACAGCTTGAAGCTGTCAAGGAGGTGAAGATCGGAACCATCCGTCAGGGTCATCTCTGCCTCGCAATACTTGATCCAGCCCTCAACGGCTTTATCATCGTAATAGATTCCTGGATTTGCGATCAGATCGTCGATCCGGTTCATCTCCATCGAAATCTCTTTGCAGACAGGGATCTCGCCCCGAATCACCGCTTCACGAAACTTTCCGTAATACCGGGGAACAGCAGTATTCGACAGGGCCATTCAGTATTACCCCGCCTTCTTCTGCAACTGCTGAATTGCGAGAGCAATGCTCAGAGCCGAGCTGCCGACAGCCAAAACCGTTCCGGCGTTGTCAAGCACATCAGAAAGATAACGGCGGCCTTTAGACACCGACTCCTTGGCAAACAGATCATTGTACTGCCGTTCCAAAAGCTCGCGGTTGATCTGGTCGCGAAGCTCCTTGTCGGTCTTCTTGCTCAGGTCCATACGCTCTTTCTTCGCAGCATTGCGGCTGTCCTGATCCATCTTCTTCGCCCGATTGACAAGTTCAGAAGTGGCATCCACAGCTTTCTTGGTCGACTCAAGCTTGGAGGGCGGGGTCGGCTTTTTCGTCAGATCCTTATATTTGTTTTCCAGAGATAACCGATTGATTGCCTTTCTAAGGTCTTCATCTTTCATCTCTTTCACAGGATCTTTCTTCTCCTGCTGCTGAGCGCGGCGTTTTCCCTCAGAAGTGTAACTGCCGTCTGAATTCTGGAAACGGCGAACGCCCCATTTCTGGCCTTTGATGCCATAGTGGCAAAGTTCATCCATTTTGACTTTCCTCCTCTCTTGCAGCATTATCGGCTGCCACGAAAAGCCGCCACTCAAACTCGCTGATCTGACGGTTCATCGCGTCAACAGCAGAGGAAGCGGTAGGCAGGTCGAAAAGCAGCCGAACTTTAAGGTGCATATAAGATTTTACAAGGGCAAGCCGACCAGGGTCATCCTCCAGAAAGTCAGACCACTTTTCATCAGCCCCTGAAATGGCAAAGCCTTTCTTTGGGCCAACTCCCATCTGTCCAAGAATGGAAAAGACAGAGTTGATGTGCATGATAAGGTCAGCATCAAAGTGAGTGTAACTCTCGTCAATTCCGAGAAGCTTCTTCACCGATGTCAGGATGCTTTCAGTCGTATCCATAGATGCACTCCTTACTTGGAAAGGGCAATGTACTTTCTCATACAAAAGCCCTCGATTCCGTCAGAAGTGGCGACTTTGTAAAAGTCTTCCGTGGACGCATCCAAGTCAACGCAGACCTGTGTCAGCGCGTCAATGACGACTGCAACATCTGCGTTGATGTCAGGCAGCTTACGCACATTCAGATAGAGACAGTCCGTAACAATACCGGAGCCAGTGTGCGGCTCATCGACCGCTTCTGCCTCAGTGCAGAGTTCCGTCACATCCTGACGCTTACCGCGAAGCTCCTGAATGATGTCCTGCTTGCGAGGATTATTCTGCATAGTCGGTTCCTCCTTTGGTTTAATGTTTCCAGGGACAGGTATCATTCCTTGTCCGCTGCGGTGGTTCGGTGAGCAACAGATTTTTGTCACCGTAGTGAATTGCCTGATGCGTTTCATGGGTCGTTGTGATAAGATACTCAGGGTCGAGTAGAATGTCTGTCCGTTCCAGAAGATCTCTCTGCCGAATCGGGTTCAGATGGTGAATGATGACTCGACCAAATATCTCGTGACCTTCGATGCCGAGGTCGCAGCCAAGATCTCTTGCAATCACCGTGTCTCGGATCTTCTTCCATTCCAGCGACCTGTAAAAGACCTGGTTCATATAACGGTCGAAGCCAAAAGTCGTTTCGCCGACGATGCCGTCAAGCCGAAGATACTCAAAGCGATCTTCAAAGGTTGGAAGAAGAATAAGCTCTGAATAGCTTTTAATATTCATCCTCTTCGTCCTCCTGCCCCTGATAGCTCTTCATAGCCTTGGCCGCCTTGAGGTACAGATCCTCCATCTTGGCGGAGGACTCGATCGCTTCGGCCTTTGCCGCGGCAAGATCTCTTTGCTTCTCAAGCAATTCTTTTTCGATCTGGGCTCTGGTGGAGCCGAGTTTCAGAAAATGGGAAATCACCTGAGAGGAAGCAGTGCCGTTGCGCATTTGCTCTTCGGCAACATCAATGGCTAAGGCGATCAGTTGCTTCTCTCTTGCTTCAGGAGTAAGAGCCGCACGGGATTTAGGTACTTTCTCAGATGATCTTGCGGCCTTTGCCATCCTTGCCACCTCCTCTCGCTGTGTTTGATCATGGTATTCGCTGTGTTTTGCATCACTTATTTGGACTTTGAGACAGGGCTTGAAAGAACCCACAGAACTGACTGGCTGAACAAGTTGAAAGGAGAAATCCCCAAATGAAAGATGGAGGTAGAGAAAGCACTTGCATGATCCGGTCGTGGCAATTCCATGGAAAGAAGAACACATCAGGAGGTGAAATATCAGCCCTGTGGGCCCGTTCAAACCCTGTCTCGTCACCCAAAACTCCCGTCGGCTGCCCCAACCCCGAAAAACATTTTTCAAAAATATCCCCCGGAGAATTTTCAAAGACCGCCGCGATGCAGAGGGGGTGCTGTTTTTGTGACCCCCCCCTATACCTTTTGGAGAGCAAGGCAGTCTCGCTAAGCAAAAGGTGACTGGGAGTTAAAACTTATTGTGTTGTAAAAACAGAGTCAAAGATAAAACCTCCCGATTTGAGTGAAAGAGACTGCTAAAACCTTTATGCACTCACGGGAGGCGAATCCTTTGTGTCTGCTTTTACTTTTTTGTAGATCCCAAGGGGATCGTATTTGATGATGTCGTCAATGGCACGCTCAAGTTCCTGTTCGTTTTCAGCATCTGAAAGCTGATCGGAAGTCCTGGCTATACGGGCCAGGTAGGCGCAAGAGTGATAGCCTTTGCCTTCATCAAAGCGATACCAAGCATCGTACTGGGTAAAGGGATCATACGGATTATCTGTCGTAGTTAGCGCGCATGATTGAGCCATTTTCTCTCACTTCCTTTCATGAATTCAGATACTTGGAAACGGCAGAAGTCGAAATTCCCAAAGCTTCAGCGATTTCAGCATTTGTGTGGCCAGAATTCGCCATTGCTTTTATTCTGCTAATGCGAGCATCAGACAACTGCGTTGTTCTTCTCGGCGTTGCTCGTTCTCTAACGGTTTTCGGTTCGGCATAACGCAAGATCTCGCTCAAGGTTGTGTCTGAAATTGCACCAGACTGAATTGCAGTCCATTCGCCATCGCTGATTGTAATGCGAGTTCGCTTTCCGCTTGCGCCAGTAGAATTTCTGGCATCACTGATGGCAGCACGACGGATCTTGGAAATCTCATCTTTGTCAGTAATGTTGTTTGCCTGAACCTTTGCTTTTACACGAGCATTTGCAATTCGTTGAGCTTCTCGTTCAAGAGGAGCATTCAACTGCGCGACCTTGAGAGCAGCCATAAGGCGGTTCACTTCGGGTTCAAAGGCCTTGGCCGCACTGGCAGAGCGCTTCAGAGTAGGGGTAGCCTTGTATTCAAGACGGGCCTTGTTGGCAAGGTCTTTCATCTTGTTGGCGTAGTCGGCATAGGCCTCTTCCTGAAGCGTTCCAGAAGACATCGAACGAACATCATCAACTGCGAGGATGCGTTTAACCTTAGTGGTTGCCGCTACCGTCTTTCCGGTACTGGGGTCCACATAAGTTCTGCCGGACTCCTTGTAAACGACTTTTCCTGTCAGAGGATCAATGACACCGCTGCCCTGACGCTCCGGTACCTCAACATCCTGCTTTCTACGGGATAAGAGGGTAGAGGCGCCGCCATGGTGACCAGTCTCGTCGTCAAAGCCTTGATACTTCTTCTTGAGCTCGGCGATACCATTGTCTTTCTCAGACTGCCGGTAGTCGAGCTTGTGCTTGGCCGCATCAATGACAACCATGCTGTGTTTGACCGCTCTTGCGATCTCAGGCTCAGTAGCGCCTTTCAGAGTCATGTCAGTAATGAGATTTGAAATCTCACCCATCTGTCTCTGTGTAGCAGCACCCTTTGCAAGGAGCCGAACGCCAGTCTTGCCCTCAGTCGAGTAGTCAGTCTTAGGATCGAAGTCTTTCAAATCCTTAAGGGCGGGGGTAGATTGGATCTTCACCCTCCCACCGGTCGGAATGACAACGACCTGGTCGCCATCAAAGTCAGCACCAGAAAGACGCTCTGCAACCTTAGGATTGATGCCAACAGCATCCCGAATGTTCTTTCCGAGAACGGAAACGGCAGTCGGGTTTTTGTTATTGACCGTAAGCTCAGGGATCTCAAAGGTACCACCATGCGGATAGCGAATTAGTACGACCTTTTCGCCATCACGATAGTTCGGGGCAAAGATCTCGGTCTCTTTCATCGCATTGAGCGGTAGTATGACCTGCGTGCTCTGACGAGGGAGAGCAGCCGCTTTCAGATGGACAGCAGCCGAGTCGCACTCATCCGCAAAGTCTAACAGGAGCTTCCGCTTTACGGTGGGATTGTTCAAAGAACAGATCTCAGAGAACTCGTCAGCAGCATCAGCGTAAGTCAAATCCAACTGCTTCTTGATAAGCTGGATGGGCTGCTTGGAAAGGAACTGGGAAGAAAGATTCTTACTCATCTTATCCCAGTCGCCCTCTTCTTTCAGCTTGTTGATCGCAGAAAGCTTCTCATTGCCGTCGGCGTCGATATAGTGACTCTGGCCATTAGCCTTAATCAAGGCCCCAAAAGGGTTGTCGGGATCATCCTGAATTTTCTTCAGAACATCCATCTTAGGTGTTCCGGTATGCTTGTTGGTGTTAAAGACAATGTCTGCGCCATCGGGCATATCGTCAGAATACATCGCCATTCCTTTGAGGTAATGAGTACCATCCACAAGGATACGAACCTGAGCATAGTGAGAGTCTCCCAAATCAAGGTCAGCAACGCCGCGACGGATCTCAATGACACCGTCTTTCAGTGCGCCACCCTCATCGCCATAAAGGATCTTCACACGGCTGGAATCAATGCTCGCCGGATACTCACGCTTATCCCAAGACTCGCCACCATCAGTAGAATGGTAGTCGCCAACAGACTTCACCAAATCAAGGTTCTGATAAACCTCTCTCTGGTCAATCTCAGGAACGGAAATAACGGGGGTGATCGTGCGTTTCTTCGGGTCGTTTACCTGGGGAACGCCGACACCATAGCGGTTATAGCCCTCTGTTTCCAAAATGAAAAGAGCCTCTTGAAGAACACCGGTAGAAACGCCAAGCTGCCGCTCAACGCCGGTGCCTACATCAATGGCTCCTTTTTCCGCAAGCTCTTTCTTCAGAATCTCTGCCGTGGCTTGCGCCTTATTCTTATTGGCTGCCGTATTCTCATTCAGCAGTGCGCGAACAGAAGAGTCATTCGCATAACCGAGGATTGAGGCGATCTCATCCAGCGTCTTACCGTCTTCCCGCAAAGAACGGGCACGGTCTGCCTGAAGAGCACGGCGTTCATGCTTTGCGACGCGAACCTGCATCCGCAAGTCAGTCGTCGAAAGATGAAGTTCATCAGCAATCTGTTTTTCAGTTTTGCCAAGCCGCTGAAGCTCTTCAACGCGAGCAAGAAAGTCGCCGCCATGTTGGTAAGGGTTATCACCGGAACCCCACGGATAGCGCCCAGAGCGCCGTTTGACGCCATAGTGCATCAGAATATCTTCCTCTACGAGATCCATAGCTTAACCCTCCTCTTCTCTAATTTTGTTGATGACCTTATCGGCTGTGATGATCCTGTCCATGATTGGCAGAATATCCTCAACAGTCGGCTTATGGTACAGAATTTGGTCGTGCTGGTAGATACGCAGTTCCANGTCCATAGCTTAACCCTCCTCTTCTCTAATTTTGTTGATGACCTTGTCAGCTGTGATGATCCTGTCCATGATTGGCAGAATATCTTCGACAGTCGGCTTATGGTACAGAATTTGATCGTGCTGGTAGATACGCAGTTCCATTTCAATGTCGGCTGGACGAATATGATACTCCAAACAGAACAGAGCGGCATAGACCTCCAACTGTTCAATGTGAGCATCAATTTCTCCGGTCTTCAAATCATGGATGCGAAGAAAATTATTTCGGAAACAAATCGCATCGGTCGTTCCGAAACAGTTCGGGGAATAGTAGAGGATCTGTTCCGGCGTCATCTTATAACCGATAGCGTCATTCACATACATGTTCAGAGTCTTCTGAGACTTGGGAAGTTTCTGCCC